GGAACTCTGTAACCTCTTCAAGGATTAATTCACCAATACCTGTACCAAACACAGCAGAGTTAATTAAACACTCTGCAATTGCTTTACGCGCTCCGACAAAGTGCATGTCTTCAGTTAACTGCGTGCGTAGAAGTTGCATGTCTTGTGGTTGCTCATCAGCAAAGTCATCTTTGATGTCAAACCATTTTCCGCGACCGAATGTAGCTTCTTCAACTTCTGCAACACTAGACTCTACCGCCTGCTGTAACGCAGGAGAAATAATGCGTGAACGTTCTGATGCTCGCATTGAATCTTCTTCAGCCCAGATACCCCGCCAAAGACGATAGTACTCATCAAACTTTTCTTGGTAGTTTGATTCAAAGTGGTCACGCCACTGGTTACATTTACTGATTACCCATCCTTCCAGTGATGTAGGGTCTTCTTGATTATGATCATAGTCCATGTTAATATCCTGATACCGGGTCTAAAATTTCAAACTCATCTTCTTCGTAGTCATAGTAATAAACTACTTTTGCTAACTGGTCAATGTAGGCCAGTGCGTCTACTAAGTCATCATGCACAAGTGCGTTAGGAAACTGAAACAGTTCATCTAAAAAGTTTGCATTCCATTCACCTTTGTTTAAAGTAATCTGCCTATGTTCAAAACGTCCTTGCAATCCCCACACAACACGGTCAGTTTTTTTCTTGTTCCCGTGGGTCAACTCCTCCACACGAAAGAATCTCTGAGAGGATTTCATAATGTCCGTTAAGTAAGGAAGTACCGCATTCTTTAATGCTCCTTTTTCGATACCCACTGCTACTGGTTGATAGTGTGCGACAGCATCGAATATCTTCTTGGCGGTCTTCTTGATATCCCATCGTCCATGTATAATATCCGCTACCCACCAACCCTGCTCACTTACTTTAACAACTGCAATAGCTGTTTGGTCAAGTTTCTTATTCTTACTTTTACTTGCCGATTCAACATCAGCAAAACCTGCAAGGTCAACTGCAATGTAATAATCACCATCGTCAGGCTCTTCATTATCAAACTGTATCCACTCCTCTTTAAATATTTCGGAGCCAGATGCTTCAAACGATGCAAGAAACTCTTGTCTGAATGCGTAGCTTGACATTGATTTTTTAGCGACATCAATCTCGTCTGGATCGAGTAACGGATTGTCATAAGACGTAAAATGCCACGACCGATAAGTTGGATCATCGTCTAGTTCTCCGTATTGAAACAACTCATAGAAGTGGTTACGTCCCATAGGCGTACCAATAAACATGGCCTCACCTTTTTGGTCAGCAAGTGCAGGACGTAAGATTTGTTCCCACACACTAGGCTTCATGTCAGCATACTCATCCATCACAAGGAACTTCAGGGATACGCCTCGCATTGTTTCAGGACGGTCAGCACCTTTTAGTGAAATCGTACAACCGTTAATGAGAGTGATTTGCAAGTTGTTAATGTGTGATGATTTGATTACTGGATGCGCTAGCTCTAGCAACGTAGACCACATAATGTCTCGTGCCTGTCCCTGCGTGGGCGCAACATAAAACACTTGGCCCTTCTCAGTTTGCAATGCATTGATGATCAACATCCACGCCGCAAGTCGAGACTTACCTGTTCGTCGCCCTGCCGCTACAATCTTAAAACGTGTTGGATCGCCAAAGACTTCTTGTTGCCAAGGAAGCAACTCAACATTAAGCTCCAATGTCACCTCGGAACAATTCTTGATCGCCGGCAATTAGTTCTTCAGCATCGACGACTTCTTCTGCAGGTAGTACTGTTGGAATACGAATACGTTGACCAATACGAATTCTGTTTGGATTTGCAATCTCGTTAAAAGAAATCAAGTCGTCAACCGACACACCTTCTTCTTTTGCAATCTTACTTAAGGTATCGCCCTTCTTTATTTTACGACCAATAAGATCTTTCTCTTCACCTAGATAAATCTCAACAGTATTTCCTACTGTATCTCCTTCATCTTCAGTTAAAGTTTTTCCAAGAACACGGCGAGCCTTTGAGTAAAGGTCATCCCCCTTGTTAGAAGAAGAACCAGAGAAGTTATACTTGTCCGTGAAGTAGACCTTACCATCTTCAATCTTCAAGCTACCACGTCCTACAGAAAATGCAGCTTGCGCTTGAGGGAACGCCATCTTTTCAACAAAGTCTGAACGGGCTTTATCAGAACGTACCAGATCACCAATCCTCGTACCGTCAGGTAGATCATCATAGTCCTCGTAGTCCGTACCCATACGTCCGTCTTCTAAGGCGCGTATCGAGGCTTTACGAATCTCTGAGACTACTTCTTCTGGGAAGTTCTCGTTGGTTTGTTTGATGTCTTGTCCGGTGGCATAACCGTATGCGCCCTTCGCAAGTTGCGCGACAGGGGTAGCAAATCCCATTAGTCCTGAAAATAAACTCATGTTCTCATCATCTCCACAAGTTCTTTAGACCTACGGCCTACTTGGTGATACCACTTACTATCCATCATTTCTTCTGCGGCTAGGTTGTAGTCTTTCGCTTCGATGGCCGCAAGCATTTTCTTAAACTTGGAAAGACGGGGTCTCCCAATATTAAACGCCATATTAACCAAGACACGGCTAACGAAATCAGGGTGGTCACTAAGATTGTTAACAAGAAGTTCAGCATCTGCAATTGCTACCTTACAATCATCATGAAATACTTGGAGGATACGTTCATCTGTTACTGGAGTACCTACAGGCCACGTGTGTTCCATATCGTTTTCTGTTACCATGTGACCAATACCAAACGTAGGATAGTTTTCTGAACACAGATAGATTTCTGTGACGTACCCTTCGTGACGTACAAGGTCTTCTTTAATCTGATCCATCAGATGTTGGGGTAACATCAATTATATCCTCATCGTTTGACACAACAGTCTCTCCACCTACGCCTGTAATTGTAATAGACACAGATGATCTTCCATTTGTATTCTTATCTTTTTCAAAATAACTAACAGGCAACATGCGATCCATCAACAACTTCCATGCCGCCGCTTGATTCTTGTGTTCGTCGTCTAAAGCGGCACTCATGATACTGTCCAATACCTTTTGAGATCTTGGACTGGCTAACAAACGAGCTTTGAACTCATTAATCGCCGCCGCATCGCCGGGAGGTCTTCCGCGTACCCCACGGTTGCCTGCCTTTTTAGCCTCAACAACCTCTTTGCGGGGTCTTCCGCGTTTCTTCGGTTGAGTATTCTCTGTCATATACAGTACTCTGTAGTTATCGCAACAATCAATGCAAGAGATTATCACTTATGTATAATAATTATCTCTTGCGTTATCTCTTAAGTGGTAATATTGTAGCATACTTTTGAGCAAATGTCAAGTACTTTTTAGTTAACAGTACAGATTCCTTTACTCTGGCGGGTTTCAGGCAGTATTCCTCCGCAGTGCGCGATTGATTTTTAGTAATAATATTAATAACATAAGCAGTTAATACACAAATGCGAATCATTCTCATTAACATTCTAATTTCACCCTTTTTTGTATCTAGGTAGGTACTATATATCGAGTCACGGTTGTGCGCCCTCCCCCGCCCCTTCGGAGTTGGCACGCTTCTTGCTAGTCAAAACTGGCACGATTCTTGTCTGAACAGTTTGTCAAATTGATTCTGTCTATGGAAATGTGAGTATCGATAAAGCACCTATATAGCCACCCTATAACTTTCAGTTATACCCACCCATGTTCTTATAACAAATCGATCTAATAAAGTTAACCAAGTTAACCATGAATCGCTTGCAATGAATCCTGACTACTGTAATATGTACACATGAGGCGAGGACAACGCCTCTCACAACGGAGGAAAAAATCATGTCAGTATATGCAAAATACCTAAACCAAGATGTAGCACTGGTTGTTGAGTCAACAGGAAAGCAGGTTGATAACATTGTCGAGATGGTTAACCAAGTTAACCTAGACAAAGAAACCATCAAGTCTTACTTGTCAGACTTTGAATCATGCTTGAAGGCGGCAGGTAAGGACGACAACACAGTGAAGGCGCTCAAGTCTGCACGCAAAGCGATCCTCGATTTCTCATGCGGGTTACGCAAGGGGCAAGAGGACGGAAAGAAATGGTCGGTCAAAAACTGCAAGAACATGATCAACGAATTCGGCAAGGAAGCCGGCTCGATCAACGCACTGGCGAAACTATGTCGCGAGGCGGTCAACGACGAGCAAGACGAGCAAGTCTGGGATTTCGTAGAGAAGTTCAACAAGCTTCTTGAGAAAGCGGCAGACGAGGGAACAGATCCAAAGGTAGTCGCGGAGTCGATGAGACAGGCACTGGAAATCTACAAGCAAGACCAAGCGGCATAACGGGAGGGGGCGAAAGCCCCTTCTTTTTCGTCTGAATAAATTTTTAAAATAATTTTTTTACGTCTGATATCTGGAGCTAGCTGTGCTATACTGTGTTTACACAGTCGAGTGACAGTATCCATTCAGTGCTGTGAAGTTAACCAAGTTAACCTTTGGAGGGTTACATGATTACATTAGAAAATATGTTGAACTCATTTGCGAGTGAAGTGGTCGAGTGTGTG